CTGACATAGCGTTGCAGGGCCGCCACTACTGCGTTGGGGTCTGCGCCCTGCACATTAACTGTGATGTTTGTGCCACCGCCACCGCCGAAGCCCATACTCCCCAGTTTGGAGAGAGGAATAATTGCTTCAGGTTCTCCGCCTTCGCCAGCCATAATTAGCTGTGCGCTCGTCACGATGCCACCTTGAGCGAGTTCGGGAATGTCTGGGACATTAAAACCAGAGCCACCAATTTTCGGAACCCAGCTCGGGATCGTAAACGACAGTTTGCCGACAGTGTTGTTCCATAGCCAAGCGACCATTCTGAAGGCTGCTTTGAATGGTGCTGTTATGACATCGGCGACGAATCCCATCGTCGCTTTGATGCCTTTGAAGATCAGACTGAACGCTTCCATAATCTGATCTTTGAAGGTGACGATCGCGTAGATCGCTAGTCCGAATGGGCCAGTAATAATCGCGAGCAGGAGTTTCCAGTTGTCGCCGATCCACGAGATCACATTCTTCATGAACCCGATGATCTGATCTTTGAAAGTGACGAAGAAAGCGATCGCCAAACCGAACGGGCCAGTCAGGACTACTAGGAGTAGTTTCCAGTTGTCGGTCACCCATTTGAAAACTGCTTTAATAGCGTCCCAAACTTTGGCGAACGAGTCGCCGACAAACTTGATGACACCATCAAAGAGCCCGAACTCTTTTTGAAGTAGGACGAGGACTGCGATAATTGCGACGACTGCAGCGACGATGAGGAAGATCGGGTTCAAAGCCATGACAGCATTGAAGGCTGCTTGTATTGCTGTGAATGCTTTTGTGGTTGCTGTCCATGCTGTCATTGCAGCGTTCACTGCTACGACAGCGACAGCGAGTCCGCCGATTACTGCACCAATGGTGACGATGAGTTTCTTATTTTTTGAGGCCCATGCTGCAAACTCCAAGAGCTTCGGGAGCAGTTTGTTGGCGAGAGGGACGACTGCTTGACCGATGGACTCTTTCAACTCGCCCATTTGGATTCCGAGATTCTTCATCTTGCCTTGAGTCGTGTTCGCTGCAGTGTCCGCTTGACCTGAGAAGGTCTCGCTCATTGCTTGGAAGACTTCGTCGGTTGATGCTCCGCTTTTGATCAAATCGGCGAGGGCTGGATCTAGTTTGCGGAGTGGGCCGAGGTTGCCATTAAATGCTTTTGAGAGTGCATCTGAGACAGCGCCAAGATCTTTACCTGTACCGGCAGAGACATCTAACGCAAGACTCAAAAGGTCTTGAGCCTTTGTGACATCTCCTGTGCCTCGAACAAGCGAGTCAAGAGCTGGTCGTAGTTCATCGTCGGCGACAGCTGCAGCGATGGAAGTTTTTGAGATGAAGTCCTCGACTGCCGAGACTTCTTTGTCGGTCGCTCCAGTGACATTCCCGAGGGTTGTGGCGAGCTTTTGTGCTGCAGCGTCATCTTCTGCGAACGCTTTGACAGCATCAAAAGCGACAGCGCCAAGAGCTGCGACAGCGAGCCCTGCCGGGACTGCAGCCTTCTTGATCGCAAACGAAGCTTTCTCGCTTTTGGTTTCTAGACGCTTAAAGTCGGCGATCGCTTTGTTGATGCCGGCAGGATTCCACTCTGAGATGATGGGGAGGTTGATAGCCATTAGCGTTTTACGATTCTCTTATTGGTTTGTCCCATGACTTCTTGGACAATCTTGTCAACATTTCTAGTGACCTCGTCTATGTAATCATCGGAGCGAGCCCAGACGAAGCGTGACGGTGTGCGAAGTTTGCTGGTCAGATCGTTAGCGAAATTTGGTCGAGCGCGCAGAGGGTTCTTGTTGCGTGTTTGGTTCGGGCCTCGTCCTGCCATGTCAGTCATAGAGAGAGCTGCACCTTTAGCAGTGATCTTCACTGTTCCGATGGACTCGTACTGTGCTCCTGCGCTGACATTGCGTTTGCGAGCTTTGCGCGTGTCAACTTTGACGACGACATTCTTTGACTCGTTCTTCCATGCTGTGCGTCCGTTGTGCTTTTGTCCTGTCAACGGTGGCGACGACGGAATCGAGTCCTTGATCGCAGAGACCAGAGGATCCATTGCGGACTTGATGTCCTTGGTAATCTGCCGACGGAGAGCAGGATCAACCTTCTGGATCTCACGAAGCGCATCTTTGAGTCCTGCGTAGTCAACTCCTACTGATGCAGCCATTAGGTCTTCCGTCTTTGTTCATTGATGATCTGGACACAAGTCGCCAGATCATCTGTCTCGAATGTTATGTGTGGAGGCCAGAACCCAGTCTCAACTAGCAGAGCTGCTAGTTGTCGCCGGTGGCCTCCTGCGTAGGGACTGCGGTCGCAGTCTCCACAACCTCTAGATCTTCTAATTTCTTGACGAACTCATCAAATGAGATCGGGACTGGATGACCTTGCTGCTTACTGGCCTCGTAGGCCATGAAGGCTAGATCTTCCATCCCGATCCCGTTCGCAAGATCTGATGCTCGTCGCTTAAACTTACGCTCCCACGAGATGATCACGAACAGGTTCGTCGTTACTTGATAAGTTTCGCCTTCGGCGAGTCTGACACTGAGTGTGAGTTTCATGTGGTCTCCTAGTCGGGGTTCGGATTACTTACTTGATCAGGTGATGTCGCGAGTGAAGGTTCCGCCCATAAACACGGCCTCGACAACTGACAGCTCTCCGACGGTCGCCGAGATCGGAGTCACGGTCGCCAAGTAGCAACCTGCGAGCGTGTACTCAGGATTCGATGCTGATTCGGTTGCGCCGGCTGGGCTGATAACGAGTGTTGATTCAACACCGAACAATGTGTTCAGCATGGTTTCGACTTCGGTTGCGCCGTAGCTCTGAAACAGTGTGAGCGTGAGCTCATTTGAGTAAAGCCCAGCGGTGAAGGTGCGTGAGGTCTGACCGAAGGCCGTGTTCTCAAGTGCTTCAGCCGTGAGGGTTAAGGTCGCTGCACTGCAGTGATCGGTCAAGGTCATCGCTGATGGTGCGGTGACGGTGACGGTGGGGTTGGATAGGTAAGTGACTGTGGCCATTGTTTTGTCCTTTTATATGCGGCTAGTGCCGATTCTAATTGTGAGGTCGTAGGCAGGTAACTCGGCAGAGCCGATCTGTGCGATCGTAGGTCTGCCAGAGATGACTGCGAGAGAGGAGTCCATTAGTTGATCAACGACTCCGAGTATGTAGTCCGTAGTGTCTTGGTTGCCGGGTGGCGCGCCCAACACTCGGAGATCAATCGTGATGTCCGCCGTTTGGTTATTGAACGAACTGAAAACAGGAAGCTCAATGAATACAGTAAGAGGTCGAGCGTTCCGAGGATCAGTAACCGGCACAAGGCCGAGAGCTGTGATCGTCGCTGAGACAGCGTTGATCGTGTCTGTGAAGATGCCTGCCATCTCATGCCACTTGCGATCTCTTGATGCCGAGCAACTGGTTTATCCGACCCATTGAAGCGACAGGTGCGGAGATGTTCATGTCTTGAAAACTATTGAAGGAGTCCAAACTTCCGCGCTCACGGTACAGGCTCGCAGCCATGAGCACGACACCAGCTTTAACTGCAGCATCAGGGACGGTCGTAAGACTGTCGTGATAGCCGGCCTGAACTCTGCGCTTGAAACTCCAAGCATTTGAGGCGTTGACTGATGAGGTCATGAAGAGTGTGTCATTGGCGGTCGCTCCGCTAATGCCGAGAAACTCGGTGAGATCGCTGACTGTGATCCATGTGCAGGTCTGAGTCCAGACGAGCGAGCCGACAGGATCAGCAGCAGATCGTGGAAGGTCGTCGCCGACATCGTTAAAAAGCAACTGGTTCGGAATGATGACATCCGAGTCAAAAAGGTAATCGCCTTCTTCGTCAATTCCGATGAACAAATAGGTCGGTACTGCATAGACAATGTGGGAGCCGTTGAGGCCATGTCCTAGACCTGACAATGTGATCGTTTGACCGATCGCGATGTCAGTGTTTTCAAGAGTCTGAACGACGGCGACGTTTGACAGACGCTGGTGGTGCGTAACTGTAAAAGTGGCCATCGTTCAGATCTCTCTCTTCGTCTATTCAATCTTATTCGTGGCGCTTGACGAACTTAGTCGCGTCAATCATTACGGAGGAAAAGTACCCTCTGAACTTTATGACTCGACCGAGCGCACCGTCTGCAAGTTCAACACTGACGGCCCCGCGCTGCTGTTCCCAGCACTCGAAGCCAGTGCTGTCACCGACATAGACTTGGTTTGAAATGTTGCGATCTACGACAAGGTTCAAGCCGAAAGCGTTGCCGTTGAAGTTGCTTGCTGCAGTTGTACCGAACGCGTTCTGTGGGCCAACATTCGGGAACAACGGACGACCGGAGTCATCGCTTAAAGCTCCAAGAACTGCGTAATAGTTTGGTGACATGACGAGCACATTGGGCAAGTTGCCGTTTGAGTTGGTCAAGATCTGCTCAGCTGAGTTGTAGATGAACGACACCCAATCAGCCGGAGTCGTTGCGCTGGTCAGCGTTTCGGTCTGGGTGACTCCGGCTTGGAAAGTCGTGCAAGCTGCGATGTCGGTGGCGTTCGCGTAGATACGCGCCATGTCGTCAATCAAAGCACCGAGAACTTCGGGTGAAGTAAAGTCCATTGACTCTTCGGACAAGTTGACATAGCCACCATAAAGGGCCTTAGTGATCTGAATGTCGTCCACGACGAAAGTGCCTTGATCGAGTGCGACGAGTTCGCCGTTGCTTGCACCGATGGTCGTGTGTGTGGTGACCTTCGGACGGATGAACACCTTGCCGGATGCTGGCATCTGGCGGACTCCCATTGCAGTAATCAACGGACGATAGTTAGCCACAAAATTGTTATAGATGGGCGAGATGATCGGCACTGGCAAGAGGCCAGGCGAGTCATTGCTCGTCACATTTGGAGCTGCTGCAACGATGCGCTGGTTGAACTCTGCGAACTCGCTTCCGCCAGCCAAGAACTTAACCATGTATTCGGCAGCGGTCGGCATTTTGAACTCACGCTTCGCTGTTGCGTATTGGATGGGAGCAGTGGGTACTGCTGCTTCGATTGCTTCTGACATTTCATCCTCCTCGGATGGTTGGGTTGGGGTTGATATTTCTTCTTCTTCGTCGGGTGCTTCCTCGTCTGGTGACGAGGCTGCGACTGAGAATATTTGCGCCTCGGTGTATGCCGGTGTCGTGACGACCGAGAGTTCAACGAACTTCGCTTCAGAGACCTCTAGCGTCCCGTCTGCGAGGCGCTTGAACTTGGTCGGCACTGCGCCAACTGAGACCGAATCTAGAGCGCCATCGGCGAGCAGTGCGAGAGCGTCGTCAGCTGCACGAGTGGCGCTTAGTTTGGCAACGAACATCATGCCTTCGGCGGTAGAGACTCGTTCGGTGACTCGTCCGATGACGCGTGTCTCGTCGTGATATTCAAGGAGCTTCGGCATTGGGCCATCTTCGGGAAGTGAGCCTTCAAGAAAGACGACCGATTCTCCACCGGAGAGAGTCGCTTTGACATTCCAAGGCACTGCAAGCCCAGTGATCTGGCGTGATGGTTCACCATCAGCGGACGCGTCCAGCGTGATTTGTTGAGCGGTCAATCTAATCATGAGGGCATCTCCTGAGGTGTTCGCATAGAGGCAGGTTCTTCAATGTCAATCTCTGAGCGATTCATTGCGACATCTTCTATCAGATCTTGGGTGTCAAATTCCACGAACCTATTGCGAGGCAGGATGTCTGTTCCGCTGAGAGTCTCTTGAATACAGTCCATATACAACTTGGCTCCGAGCAGATAGAGATCTTGCTTGGCCTGAGTGGCGTTGGAATAATTGTAGCCAGAAATGCCTATGCCCAGTAAGTAGGCGGGGACACCGATTGCCCTGCTGAGCTCGAGTGCGCTGAAGTTGCGAGCTTCGATGAGCTGGAGGCGACTTGGGTCGGTGTCGAATTGCTCATATTTTACGGCGCTATTTAATGCGCCGACAGCGTTCACGCGCCGAGCGTTTGACCATGCTGCAGCGAGCTCACCAAGTGACTCAGCGTCAAGTGGTTCAGAGCTGTCGGTCTGCTGTAAGTATCCTGCGACGATCTCATTTGAGGCGAAGCGTTCAGCGGAGCGATCCAATTTGATGGCGGTCTCTAGGACTCGGCGACCTGTCCAGAGGAACCCTTGAACGGGA